TGACTTATCTAAGGATATGGGAGATGGGTCTATTGTTAATATGAGGAGTGATATTTTTAACTCTGTTGATATGTCTTGGCTATATCAAGCGTTCGCAGGAGCTTATAGGAACCTATGCCAAAATGGTTTAGTTTTTGGCGGTCAAAGAATGTACCATGTAAGAAAAAAGCACACTACGGGCTTAAATGTAAATGCTACGTTAAAAAGCATTAGTGGAACTTTTACAATGTTTAATGAAAATCAAGATTTAATGCAAAAAATGATGCAGCAAAAAATTTCATTAAAAGGTATGGCACATATTCTTGCTAATAATATTTGTAAAACTAAAGGCACTAGCAAACAATTACTTGATGATACTAGTATTTCAGTAAATTATAAACTGTTAGATTATTTTATTGACCAAATAGAGCGTGAAAGCGGTAGTCTTGGGTTTACAGTTTGGAACTTATTTAATGCCCTTACTTATTGGAGTAGTCATATTGACGATACATTTGAGCGGGTCAATAAAGATACAGGCAAGATAAGTGAAGTTAAAATGAGCCGTGAGGGTTCCAAAACACATACCGCTCAAGTTAAAAGGGAGGATAAAATAAGGGAGTTTATGAATAGTGATGATTGGCAAGCACTAATGAATAATACCTACGTTTTTACAAATATTCACCCTTCAATTCAAGAGAGATTATAAATGGTTTGTAATCTTTTAATAATAGCTTTAATTTTAATAATTTAATGAAAAGGGGAATATATGGAAAGCTTGTTAGTTATAATATCACGAATACTTTGGATAATAGTTTTAATAGGAGTGATAATATTGCTTTTTTAGTATATACCCAAAAACAAACAATGAAGGGAGTTTTAATATATGTTTGATGATAAAACTAATAGTACTAGCTTTACGACTAATTTTGTTATGCGTTTAGTCGTATTGCTTGAGCAAAAAGGCTTAGTTAATCGTTCTGAGGTTATGGCACTATTAATGGATGCCACTAACGACACGGCCAAGGAGCAAAACAAGGAGGATAAGGAAACAAGAAAAGAACTATTAAAAGAGTTCCCGCGGGCTCATTAATGGTTCTTGATTTTATGACTATTGCTATTTGTATCTGTATAGGTGTTTTTCTTCTTGCGTTCTTTAGTGATTAGTTTAGGTTAGAATTTTCATATTCCTTCTAAAGCCCCGCCCTTGACAATGCGGGGTTTTTTATTGCCTATTACTAGCCTTTTTATTGTGGGTTTAGGGCTAGTTCACAGTAGCTTTTAATTTGCTTTGTAATGGCTTAGTTTTAGGCTTTTATGGGTTCATAGTGTTCGCAAATGGGGTATACACTAAGTCGGTTATTAATCGTAAACTAGATGAAATTATGGTGTTCACTATAAAATGTCAGCTATGTTGACCCCGTGGGTACACGCGGGCGTGAGCCCTTGGGTTTTACCCGTGGGTTTATATTAGATGCCTATTAATAGAATACTAGAAAAACCCGCAAAAAACCTTATGATTTGGGTACTGTAATTATCGTAAGTTATATTTATTGGTTTAGGGGTGGCAAGGGACACTGGGGGGTACTAGGTACTAGTTATACAAAGTGGATAGAATTTTATAGGAATTGAGGTGTAAACTAGTAGGCATGAAACGGGTGCCGTTACGGGTACCCTAATAGGGATACTAGTATAGGGGGGATGTAGAGACCCCGGGTAGGGGGTACCTTATAATTGTACATACGATATCGATTTTGTCAAGTAAAAAATATTTTTTTATTCGAAATAACTTGACAACTTGTTGATTCCGGATACAATAGTATAAAATGAGTACAAAACAAGCACATATCTTTTCACTTTAGATAGTAAACACAAGGTAGATATGGTGCATTATGTACTTACTAATAAATATGACAAATCTATTACCTCAGAAACCTAAACAGAAAAAAGAGTTAACCCCTAAACAGGAGGCTTTCATTGAGTCTCTGATAGAAAACGGTGGTAATGTCTCTCAAGCTATGAAAGTAGCAGGGTATGAGCCTACGTCTCGTACTTGGTTAGTAAGCTCAGTATCTTCTGAGATAGTAGAACGAACCCAGAACTACTTAGCGGCACATGGAATGAAAGCCGCAAACAATTTAATTACCGCTTTAGATGAAGACGGAACAACCCCCAAGGGCGAGCTTAGATTAAAAGCCGCAGAAAGTCTCTTAAATCGTATTGGTATAGGTTCAAGAGAAACAATAGACCATAATGTGACAGCAATTCATGGTGTGGTCTTACTACCAAATAAACAAGACGAGAAGATTATAGATGTTACAGATACTTAAATTAATAATGACAGGAGCTACACGCTCTAGTATTGTATCTAAATATGGTAAAAAGGCATATGACGCTGTTTTATCAAGATACGGCTCTAGAGGTAAAATAATGAAAGCGGCTAAAGACCCTGATAAAACACAGTTACTATTAGAGACTGTGCCAGAACAGGCTGTTGGAGTTGCCGCAGTAGGTGTAGGATTAGGAGAGGGTAATAAAGCTATAATAAGAAATTTACAAAAAAAAGAAAATAAAAGAAAAAGAGGCCCTAGAGATGAAAAAACCTACGCACGGGGCGGGGGTGTTAGAAAAGCAAAAATGGGTGACTACGAGTAAGTGGCTAGAACTCTAAAAGACCCAGAGTTTCACCAATGGCTAAAGACCCACTATAGTAAAGAACTAAACGATTTAAAACCACAGGATGCACATAACAAATTTATTGTATATTTAGCATGGAGACGAGCAACACACAAACAACCACCCAAGATACAAGAAAAACATCAACCATACCATTCGGATATAAATTAGATGAAGATAAAAAAACGTTATTACCTATCACAGAAGAGCTTGAGGCTTATAGAAAAGCAAAAGATTATCTTGAGTCTTGCTCTTATAGGGAAGTTGCTACTTGGCTTACCGCAACAACAGGCAGAAAGATTTCGGCACAAGGTCTTAGAAAGAAATTCTTAGGAGAAAAGAGTGAATGATGTACCCTTGCCAAAACCAAAACGGCAATATAACTATAGCACTGCTACAAAAGCAAAGATAGCATCACAAAAAAAGCTTAGAACAGCTAAAAAAACTGCTGAAAAGAAGAAAAAACAAGTAAAAGCACAAAGAGATAAGGTAAGATACCTAGAAAAAGGTCTAAAAAAGATAGAAGGAACACTTACTGGTCAAAATCCATCAGCTTTAACAGAAGATGACCTAAACATAGCTCCAAAAGCTCTAAAAGAGCATATAGAAGAGCTAGATAACGTTATCTTTAGACCTAATGAAGGCCCACAGACAGACTTTCTAGCATCTCCAGAAAGAGATGTACTGTATGGTGGTGCCGCAGGCGGTGGTAAGTCTTATGCACTACTAGCAGATTTGCTTAGATACGCACACTTACCAGACCATAGAGCACTTTTAATTAGAAGAACTCTAGATGAGCTAACAGAATTAATAGATAAGAGTAAACAACTATACCCAAAAGCATTTCCGGGTGCAGTTTTTAAAGAATCTAAATCTATGTGGATGTTTCCTAATGGAGCAACTGCATGGTTTTCATACCTAGACAGAGATAAAGACGTTACCAGATACCAAGGTCAAGCTTTTAACTGGATAGGACTAGACGAGATTACACATTATCCTACTCCCTTTGTTTGGGAGTATTTGCGTTCTCGATTAAGAACGACAAATCCCGAGATAAAACCTTATATGAGGTGCACGGCTAACCCCGGCGGTGTAGGTGGTTGGTGGGTAAAGAAAATGTACATTGACCCTTCACCTCCATATGAGAGCTTTGCGGCGTGTGATATTGATTCTGGAGAAGTCTATAGATGGCCTCCAAATCATGAAAAAGCAGGTCAACCTTTGTTTCAAAGGAAGTTTATACCTGCTAGATTAACTGATAACCCTTACTTAATGAAAGATGGTCAGTATGAAGCTATGCTTCGTTCTTTACCAGAAGTAGAAAGAAAGAGATTATTAGATGGGGATTGGGAAGTTGCAGAAGGTGCGGCTTTCCCAGAGTTTGCTAGAGCTTTACATGTTATAGAACCTTTTGAGGTTCCTATAGGATGGCAAAG